TCAAGAAGATTTCGGGTTGATACCGCCATTTAAAATCCACGCTTCCACCTCAGACAGCAGGTATTGTTTGGGGTGGGTGCGTATCGGTTTTGGGAAATTATAACGCTCGGTATATTTCCATATGGTCATACGCGATGAAATGCGCATCATCTGCATCACTTCTTTCTCGGTTATCATTTCAATGCTGGCCACTAACCACCTCCTACGGCCTACTGGCCTCTTTTTTTCATGGCATCGAGCAGGATATCCTGCACTGTACGTTTTGAATTGCGCCGTTCCATCACCATTTCATCCATAGTGCCGGCGGCGATAATGTGGTGTATGAATACCGGGCGGTTGTGTCCGGCCTGAATCTGCCGGGTTGGCCCGATACGTTCGATAATTTGCTGGTACTGCTCCAGATCCCACCAGTGCGAGAAAAACACCAGTATGTTGCCGCCGTCCTGCATATTCAGGCCGTGGCCTGCGCTGGCTGGGTGGGCGAACAGCACCGGTATTTTTCCGGCGTTCCAGTCGCGCAGCGTCTGCGGATCCTGGTCAAGATGGCGGCCGCGGGGGAATGCTTTAAGCAACCGCTCGAGGTCGTGTTTCCAGTGGTAGGCAACCAGCACCGGTGCGCCAGCTGCTTCAGTGAGTATGCTGTCCAGTGCCTGCAGCTTCGCGTCGTGGAGTTCTGACCAACTTCCGGCGTCGTCGGTGTAGACTGCGCCGCTGGCGATTTGCAGGCACTTCACCGTCTTTGCCGCAGCGTTCGGCGCTTCGATGCCTTCGCCGTTCAGCTCGAGGAACATTTCTTTTTCCATCTCGCGATACTGCTGGCGCGCCTTTGGTGGCATGTCTACACGGATCACGTTATGGATTGGCTCTTTGATATCGAACCAGTCGGCGGCATCCAGCGAGATAGTCACATCGTCCAGCGCGCGCTGTATTTCGTCCTGCGAGTGAGCGAATGGCTCCAGCTTTGTCCAGCTCTGGCCGGGAAACTGTATCGAGTTAAACCAGCGGGAGGTAAACGCGCCGTACGTGCGCCCGAGGCGTTGCCCCTGATCGACAAACCACGCTTGCCCCCACAAATCCACCAGGCCATTCGGCGCCGGTGTGCCGGTGAGGTTCATCCAGCGGCGCACGTGCTTGTGTGCCACTTTGCCGAGTGCCGCCGCGCGTTTACCACCGCCGCGCAGCCGGAACGACTTAAGCCGGGTGCTTTCGTCAGGGATGACGGTAGTGAACGGCCAGCGGCCGCCCAGCTCCTCCACCAGCCAGACCAGATTGTCGTAGTTGATGGTAAACACGCTCGCGTTGCTGTTCGCCAGCGCCGCAGCGCGAGCCTTAGCGTTACCGACAATCGGCTGCACCTCGATATTGCGAAGATGCCCCCATTTCACTGATTCATCCGGCCAGGTGCTGGCCGCCACGCGCAGCGGTGCGAGGACCAGCGCGGGCTGTGTTTCTGCTCCCGCCATGAAGAGATCTTCCAGCGTGGTGAGTGTTGCCACGGTTTTACCCATACCCATGCCCGCCCAGATGTTGCAGCGCAGGATATCGATTTCGTGATTGATAATTAGATCTTGGTAGGGGCGGGGGACAAATTGCTTTATCATGCTACAAATTCCCAATTAACAAGGACGAAACATGTTTTCTGTATACTGTGAAAAAATGAACCAGGCGGGTTTGGATCCCGCCTGGATAGGTGTTCTAGGCGTATTGATTGGTGCAGTTATTGGATTTACCTCCTCTTATTTCACTCAGAAATGGCAGCATGAAAATAATTTGGAAATAGAGCAAAACAAAATTATTTCTAAACTTTATGCGGATTTCACGATGAGTGATTTGTTTAAATATATAGACTTAGAAGTGGATTATATACAGCAGTTATATTACGAGGCTGTTCGAGGTTCATTTACTAACGATTTAGATAATGGTAAACACAGAGAGCAGTTGACTAAACATAAGGCTATGCTCAAAATGTTTGGCGATGAACAACTTATCGAATCTTTTGATAAGCTGCTTAATATTAGAGTCGATTTCCATTCCAGAAATTTTCTGGATGAAAAAGGTTTATTTAAATACGACCCAACAATATTACTTGACCAAGCAGCAGCTTTGGCTGGTGAAATTAAAGTGGCGATGTTTCAGCATTGCTCAATTAAACAATAATCCCCTCCAGATTTTTGCTATCCAGCACCACCACGTTAAAGCCCAGCGCGCGCAGCCGTTCATGCTCGCGCAGCTGGTCGGCGCGTGGTGCTTTGCCGGGGGCTTTGCATTCGACAAAAACGATACGGCCACCGGGCAGCAGCACGATACGATCGGGAACCGAACGGCGCCCGGGTGATACGAATTTGTAGGCAATCCCACCGGCGGCTTTCACCGCAGCGGTGAGGTGCTTTTCGATAATGCTCTCGCGTTCGTAGGCCATTACAAAATCTCCGCAATAGCCCATGCGATCAGCGCCCAGCCGCATGCGAGCGTTGCCAGCAATAGCAGCAAAACTTTACCTCGATAGCTCATCGTCCACCGCCTTGCGCCGTTCGCGCATGTTTTGCATCAGGCAGAAGTCGGAACGGCGTTCGCTCCACTCCTGGTTAAGATCGTTGCGCGATTCGCGGTTGGCTTTCGCCCAGATCTTCGCCGCACGGTCATATTCACCGGCTTTTTCCAGCTGTATGGCTTCCCGCGCAGACCGGTAATACAGCGGGCTGTCTTTGTAATTAAATGGCATAGGGGTCACCTCAAATAAAAAACCCTGCACTTGCAGGGTTTTTTATTTTTTAGGAAAATTAATTGATCAAGATGAAGCGCTCGCTATTTGAGCTTCATTGAATGTGAAACCTGCCTGTTTAAGGCGCTGGATTAAACGGGGTACGGTCTCCCGAACATGATCATTAAAGTTGAGATAAAGAATACCGGCAGCATCAGAAGGCTGCTCAAGGTGTTGCTTCTGCAAGATGACCACGTTACTGCGGCCGAGTGAAGATAACAACATCCCCATTTCTAAAACTACATTTTGACGAGCCCTAGGCAGGGCAGCTTCCTGACCGTCTCTTTTGGAGTAACCCACATCATCGGGAGTGAGGAGAACAATACCGAAACGAGTCGCTGTCTGTCCTTGACCAATTTCACGTTCAAGCTCTTCAATTATCGTAAGTCCAGTACCACCAGTATTCTGCAAAATAAAATGATCAGGCAACCCAAGCTTATGAAGAATGAGCTCAAGCTGCTCCTTTGCTGCATGGTCATGGCCGTGAACGATGAAGATCTTTTTTGCTGGATCTTGAACTGGGGCTGGCTGAACTCGTTGGGCTGGTGCGTTACCCAAGCGTTCATTAATAACGGCTTCAACCTCTGGCTTTGCTGCTTGTGAGCCTTGAATCAAAATCGTTCCGGTATGGTAAAGCGTTATGATGGCACCATTACTTAAACGATAACAATCATGACTGCCTTTGTTTTCTTCTCCGGTGACATCAAAGCCGGATTCGACTAAAAATTGATGAAAAGTTTCGACAGGGTAGGGATATTTGAGTGCCATTTCATTGAGATCCTGCATCATTATTTTCCTATAAAATAAGCAATATTTAGCAAAGCAGCAATGACAGTGATCATCTAATCCTTACGGTAGTGATACGCTTCAAAGCCGCCAGCGTTCAGTGGTATATCGGGTGCCCATTCGGGGTTAGTGGAGAGCAGGGTAGAGAGTGCGGCGTCGGTGTAGTCGCCGGTGTCCGGCGCTTCGCAAATAACTTCATCGTGCACGGTGAGCACAATGCTGTATCCGGCGTTCTCGATCAGCGGCATGTTCCCGGCCAGAACGTCGCGGGCGGCGGCCTGTGTGACGTTTTCGACCAGCTTTCCGCCGTAGGTTTTGAGCCGTTGCCATTTTCGCGAGTAGGAGTTAATCCCCATGTAGGTGATGTTTCCCTTCTCGAGCGTCGGTGACGGGTAGCAGAGTGCGCGCCCGGACGGCAACTGGATACGTAGCCATGCGCCGTCGCGGCGCACTTTCAGATAGCCGCAATAGAGTGTTTTCTTTGGGGTAGCAATGGCGGCGCGGACGGTACGCTCGAGCTGGTACCAGAAATCACAGGTTTCCGGGTGTGCCCGGCGCCACAGGCGCTTAAGCGAATCGCAAGCGATGAAGACGCGCTCCGATAGCCCGTACGTCGCTTTGCGTTTAACCGATTCGTCATACCAGCTCTGAGCCTCGCGCCGCACATCGCGCGGAATATTCGGCAGCGCGGCGGTTGCCAGCTCCTCGAGGTCGAGGCCGTAGACCAGTGCGAAGGTCAGAAACGCGGCGACGCCGCCACCAAACCCGAGGCCCAGCTCCATTACCTTGCCTATCTGACGCTGGTATTTGGTTACTTCCTCCGGGGTGATGTTGAACGCTTTGGCGTAGGCTAGTTTGTAGAGGTCAGGGCCGCGACGTTTATAATCTTTTGCGGCAGCGTCCCAGATGGGCGCGCCGGACTCGTCCAGTATCAACGTGTCGTAAGCCCGGAATGCATCCAGTTTCCACGCTTCACCGGCGAGCCAGGCCAGCTTTCGGCCTTCGATGTTCGACAGGTCGGATACAACCAGCTTTTTACCCGCCGGCGCCATAATGCAACCGCGTAGCGCCGAGCTGGTCAGCTCCATGACATTATCGAAAAGCAGATCGGCACAGCCGGATTTAAGCGCCTCGATGCCTTCATCGATGCGTTCCTGCTTAAGCGTCGGGCGGGGCAGGTTCTGGGGCTGGAATAACCGCCCGGCCCAGCGCCCGGTACGCGATGCACCGCAGAATTGCAGCGTACCGCGCAGACGCCCGTCGCTGCTGATACCCTTCATCAGCGATTTGTACTTACTGGTGCTTGTGGTGCTGGCCTGCAGGCGGATAGCCAGCAGTTCTTTCACTGCCGACGGCAAGTCAGGGTCAGCAATGCGACGTTCCAGCGTGCTGCGCTGCATATCCGGCAGCTCGACGCCGTACGATTCGACAATATGCTTAATCATCGCGTCGCGCTGTGTGGCCGCCTGCACTTCGCCGTCGGTCATCACCTGCGTACGCTTTGCCAGTCGCTTCTGTTCGAGGTCTACCGCTTCGATAGCAGCCTGTGCGAGCTGCACGTCCATGCATACGCCGCGGTCGTTGATCCGTTGGTCGCGATGCCACAGCGCCAGCTCGGTGCCCTGATAGTTCCACTTCGGCAACCGTTTATAGACTTCGCGCATTGCCTCGATATCCAGCCCGGCGTAGGCAACGAACCGCTGCCACTCTACCGGGTGCGTTTTACTTGTTGCGCGGCGCAGTTTGCTGTTCTTCGGACGGGGTTTACAAAACAGCTGGATCAGCGATTTACCTTCTTTATCCTTCGCCTTGTCCTGTGGGACTCCCAGCACTTCGCAGAGCGCCGCCAGCGCGCCGGGGAGGCTGTGCGCCAGCGCCTGCACCATTGTGTCTCGCCAGCGTTCTACCGGCGGCGCTAGCCGCGGCATAGCATGGCGCAGCACCGTGCGGTCAAAGTGCGAATTGTGGAAATAAAGCAGGGTATCGGGGTCGGTAATGGCTTTAAATAGAGGGCCGGGGATTGGCTCGCCAGCTGTTAAATCCCAGACGCTAACCGGCTCGTCACCGATAGCCCAGGCGAACAGCATTACTTCGACGCCCTCCGCATAAGCGTGGGTACCGCTGTTAATGGGGATTTCGCAATAGGTTTCCAGGTCGCCCCAGAGAATGGTTTCAGACATAGCTCAACCTTTTGAACGGTATGAAGAAAGTCTCTTGTTCTGCTCGAACAGTTTTCCTATCATGGCTATTATGATGTCTGTTTTTTCGGTTTCTGGTGCAGTATCAATAAGTTGGAATAATTCGAATTCGGGTCGTGTTGAGTTATTCAACTTCGTTTCTATTACAGTTAATAAAGAGGTCAGAGTACTCATGGCAATGGTTTCCTTAATAAATATTCCTTGCCCACATTGTCTAAGGCACAATGCGGTTTTAGAAGTTGAGGGAGAAACCTATCAATCACTTAAAGGCACTTACGCTTTGATGGCAATTTGCAGAAGTTGCTCTGGAGCGGTGGTTGGAGAATTTAGAGCCAGTAATATCGTTGAAATTAATGGAGGATTTCGTCGGTATGCGAATACTACTAATCGAGATATAGTCCTCAACTGCATTCCCTATACCGATAGCGGTAGTGGGCGAGTTGAGCAAATCTATCCACTTCCAGCAAAAATTGAGGCTCCCGACGCAACCCCAGCTAGGATCGGCAAGTTTTTCATCGAAGCTAAAGACAATTTTGCTCGAGGGAATTTTGAAACTTGCGGTGCTTTATGTCGTAAAGTAATAGACCTTGCTACAAAGCATATGGCGATTGCAGAGGATATATCTGCATGGAAGTTGCAAAAGCGTATGGAGCAACTTAAGGCTAAGGGAGCTATAACCCAGGAGATGTATGATTGGGCTGATATTGTTCGATTAGATGGAAATGAACAAACTCATTCAGAGGATGAATTTGATTCGCATAGCGCTAAAGCTGTTTTAGATTTTACTGAAACTTTCCTTCTATATGCTTTTACTCTGCCCGCTATGGTTCAAGCAAAACGGGCCGAGTCAGAAGAGTAAAATAATCGAATGCCCGACTCTTGGCCGGGCGTTAATTGATTAGATTAGCTCACCGGCATCTGCGCCTTCGCTGATATCGTCGAAGTCGTCCGGTGCGGCCACACCGCCGCCGGCGAACGCATCACCATCGCGCAGGAACTGGACGCCGCTTAGCGATGCGTTGATGCGCTTACCAAAGTTGTTATCCTGTGCCCAGATATCCACCACGGCGTTAACGAAGCAACCGGCATACGGGCGCCCATCGGCCTGAATCAGTGCGGTGCGGTCGCGATCGATAACAGTAGGGCGGGCTTTGTTCGCTGCGTTCAGGAAGAAATTACCCGGGAAGCCCTCATACTCGGCTTTCTCGTCGCCGTCGTGCAGGCAGAGGTTGAGCTTTTTCTCCAACTGGCCGTAGATGGTTTCCCACTTCTCGCCCCATTTCTCTTTCGCCACCTGTTTAAGCGTTTTGCGAACTTCTTCTAGTTGCGGGTGTTTCGGGTCCATCAGGAAGACCGCCGAGAAGCGCGGATCGCCTTCGCCGTTCACGGTTTTCGCTTCGAACAGAGCAGGGAAGGCCAGACGTACGTTATTGAGTTTCAATTTCATGGTGTTGTTCCTTAAATCAAATGAGGTCGTCAGCGAACGTTTCATCAGAAACGTCCTCGAAATCGTTTACAGGGTTAACGTTGAGCGCGGGGCGCGGGTCGGTTTCTGGCGCGATGGTGGGCTTACCATCAGAGAGGGTTATCAGCGCTTCGACTTTCGTCCAGCGGCGCGGGCTGTCTTCTTTCAATAGCGCCTCCGCTTGTGAAGGGCTAATAACCGTCTGGTTGTACATCTGGTCTTGCTTCAGTCTGAAAGACTTCAGCAGCTCTTCCGCAGCGTCTTGATCACACCATTTCGGGGCGCCTTCTGGTGCTGTGACCAGTTTATAACCCGGCACCGTGAGACCGGCGGCCAGATCACTGGCTACCTTTTCGCGGATGGCCGTGCAAAAGGTTTCGATGCGCTCTACCTGGCTGTATACCTCCGCTAACTGCTCGGGGGTTAACAACGGGACGCGTTCCAGTAGATCGCAAATCGGGAGTTCGAGAGGTGTAGAAATTACTTCGAAGTCATCGAGTACACGGCTTTGAGTATTCTGGCCTTCGTCATTCATGAGTTCTTTGTCCTGCTTTCGCGCCCAATCCGGACGTTTTAGTGTTTCTATGCCGTTCCATTCATCCGACTGGCGGCAATGATGGTATGTGTTCAGGTCACGCCTGAATAGCGCGCTTCCGGCGGCTGCATCGTGCGGATCCAGTTCGAACACCCTTACCGGATAGCGCCCGCAGTCGATGCTTTCGCTCACTGCGAGGAAGACAAAACTATGTTGTTCACCCGTTGCGTTTAGCGCCCCTTCGCGATACATCGCGTCCTGCACGTGGTAACGGAATTCGTCAACGTGCCTTGCGAAACGATCCATATCGGCGACTTTTTTCACATCGATGATAATTCGATGGTCTGGCAACCACTTGTCAGGACGGATCCGGCAGAGTTCGCCCGTTTCGGTGTCGTTCCAGTACATCGAAACCTCACAATGCCCGTGTGACTCCAGCAACCAGCGTGCTACCGGATGGGCCATTGCACTTTCGCGCATAAGTTGCAGTTTTCGCCCCTCTTCGGCGGTCATTACCGTTGCGCCACTGTCGGCTACTTCTTTTAAAAAAGCCTCTTCATCCGCTTTGCCCTGGTTCGTGCGGCGATTGAAAGCTGGCGCGATGATGAATCGCTTGCTGAATTCTTCGGGCTCCAGTAGCAAACAGTGCAGAGCGGTTCCCATATCAAGCGCTGACTTTTTCTCTTCGTCTTCCGGTGCGGCTTTTACCCACTGTAAAAGCGCAGGAGACTTTGCCAGCATATCGAGCTGTGACTTACTCACGCCGTCGCCGGCGTGGTAGTCTTCGTTGCTGATATCGAAGTAAATCCCCGGTTCCATACTCAGCCCTCCAGAGCTTTTTCGGCTTTGGCGATCAGATCAGCGAGGTCTTTGTCTTCCACTTCGCCCAGCTTTTTCGCGCCGAAGCTGTCCAGGATGCCGACGGCCTCAGCACGATAACCGCCTTTGCACAGTGTTTTAATGCACTCTTCGGCCTGTTTACGCAGCGCGTCAAAATCTGGTGCGCTGTCTTCCGTCTGGTCTTTGTTTTTCGCGGTGGCTTCCTGCAACTGGAGATACTCGACCTTATTGATCTCCACGGTTTGACCGTCTTCCAGTAACTCATTCAGGGCGCCGAGGTCTTCCACGCTACCGATTGCGCCGCTTTCCGGGTGATTCCAGTAGAACGGGCCTTTACGTTCCTGATTGCCTTTGCCGCTGGCTTTCTTCGGCTTCACCGCGTCGCGCTCGGTTGGTGCGGCGTCGAGAAGACGCTCGGCAAAGCTACGACGCTCGCCGATGGTTGGCAGGTCGTCCCAGTACTTAAGAACGTTGCGGGACAGATCGAGCAGGGCAGGTTTCAGGAGCGCTTTAGCGCGCTTCACGCCCTGCAGAGCGCTGTCCAGTGCATCAATCTGCACTACTCGCGCGTCAGCTTCAGCGTTGCGGTAGTCGATCGCGCGCTGCAGCATGTCTTCGGTGATTTGCTGCGGTACCGGGTAGAACGTTGCCAGCGCGATAACGTCGCCGAACTGCAGATCGTCGAGCGTCAGCGCGGTTTTCGATTCGGTAACTGTTTCTCGGTACTCCTGTACCTGCGCCACGGTGTCGGCTTTTAGCACAACGCCTGACGCCAGCGACTGCACCAGGCGTTCGAGCAGCGCGATATTGCGTTCGTACAGCGAGTTTTGCTTGGTCAGCAGCTGGTTGTTCAGTTCGAGATTTTGTTCAAGGCTCATGCGGCAGTCCTCGCGATAAGAAGGATTAAGGAAACGGTCAGGCCGCACGCGAGTGCGATAGCCAGCCCGGTGATAAAGTCGAAATGTTTACGGCGCCAGCGGAGCACATCGCGCCCCGTCAGCCGGTGGAGGTGTTCAGGTTTCATTGGTAGTGCTCCTTTTCGTGTCGGGGAGCGCACCCGATGCCAGCGGGGAGGTATAGCACCTTTGTGGATGCGCTTTCCGACAGGAAAAAAGGCCCGCTGTGGGAGGCGGGCAAAGACTACACACAGCAATGCAATGGGCTTAATGAAGCGCCGAAACGACGCTATATAAGCTCACTGCACGCCCCATCATCGGAGCGTTTCAACTTGCGTGACTTGTCAGCTCGCCGCGGTGTCGTCCTCTACGCTTACCGTACGCATACGGACTCGGCGCTTACCTCGATCCCATCGGGTGCTATTTCGTTTTGCCAGGAGCACTGCGGCTTGCCTGTCACGCGGTTCTGTTTGTTAAAGAGCGGTACTTCATTTGCTGTAAATGTACAATTTGAATTGTATTTCGTAAACCACAAATGTGGTATTTAAGGGTGCAAAAATACCAATTAATTGATATTTAATGAAATTTAGTTGGTAAAATTTTGCGGATAGGTGAAGTGGAGGGCTTTACGCCCTCGTAAGTGGCGGGATTTATTAGCGTTTACGGCGGTATATGCGGTGCTCAATCATTACGCCAATAACGCGTAACGGCAGCTCCGCGCTGCGTAATACAGGATAATCAGGGTTAAGCGGTACCAGTTCGAAGTCTTCAACCCCGATACCTAACGGGCGGTATTTCTTAAAGGTTGCTTCGTGCCCGTTGTTTTTGGCAACGACAAATTCACCAGGCGCCGGGCAGAGACCCGGATCGATGATAACGATGTCTCCCTCTTTAAATTCTGGCTGCATGCTGTCGCCATCTATGCGTAAGGCGAAGCAGGTTTCCGGCACGTCGGCATCCGCTAGAACGTATTCGAACTCGCCTTCCATATTGGTGTAGTCCCTTGCTTCAGTGCATTGTCCGGCCTGTACATAGCTGAGGATAGGTATGCGGCGAGTGCTGACCTCTGCCAGCGGCATAATGTTTTTACCGTTCAGCAACCACTCAGGGCTGCATTTCAACGCCTTTGCTAACTCCAGTACGTTTCTCGGTTTTCGCGTTCTCCCGCTCTCGATGGACTCGATTGATTGCTGGCTAACCCCAGCTACGTTTGCGACTTCTGTTTGAGTCATTCCAAGTTCGATACGGCGGGCTTTGAAGCGTGCTGCGAGAGACATTTTTAATACCTTATAAGAGTTGAAATTATGACCTCCTTTTATTAAATACAATTTTTGTTGTATTTGACAAACACCATTAGTTGTTGCTAAATACCACTAAAATTGTAAGAGGTGACAACTATGACCCTGGCAACTCGAGTAAAAGAGCGACGTAAAGAGCTCAACATGACACAAGTCGCATTGGCTGAACTCACCGGGGTTAGCCAGCAGGCCATTAACAGAATAGAGAGTGGGGTAATCTCCCGACCTCGTTATTTGCTGGAGATCTCCGCAGCGCTTCAATGTGACCCTAACTGGCTTCTCCATGGCCAACCTACCGACAATAAGGCGTAACCCATGCCAGAGATTAAGAACTGGGGGGCGACGCCTGACGAATGGTTCCACTTCGATCTGGTGCTGGGCCGTACTGACCAGCTGCTGCCGGTCGTGTGCAATCCGAACGCTGCCATTTCCCCCAACAGCAAACTGAAAGCGCTGGGCAAAACGCCGAGTCTGTATAACCGTGACCGTCTGGCAACTGGTATCAAAGACTGGACAGAGCATGTCGTGACTGAACACGACTTTGCGCGCTGGTCAAAAGAGCCTGATTACGGGATTTGCATTCGTACGGGTAACGGCTGGCTGGCGCTGGACTGCGACAGTGAAGACGCCGACGTGCAGCAAAAGATCCGCGACCTGCTCGCGCAGCTGCTGGGTGTCGTTCCGCCGCGGCGCTGGCGTGCGAACAGCAACAAATGTCTGTACCTGCTGGGCGTGGAAGGTGATTTTCGCAAACGCATTCACCGCCTCGAGGGCGAACTCGGCATTATCGAGCTGCTGGCCAACGGCCAACAATTCGTTGCCTGCGGTACACACAGCAGCGGTACCCGTATCGAATGGGATAACGAGCTGCCGGATGATCCGCCGGCAGTGACGACTGACCAGCTCGAAACGCTGTGGCAGCAGCTGGCCGACGTTCTCCCTGTATCGGTCACCACCGAAGCGGGCAGTAGTAAGATGCGCGACCGCTCAACCTTTACACCCGACGCCACCGACGAAACGGCGGAATACCTGGACGCCAACGGCTGGACTCTGCTGGACGGTACCAACGGCGAGCGTTATATCCGCTGCCCGTTCGAGGATGGGCACAGCACCGGCGGAGACCCGACCAGTACGGTTTACTTCCCGGCGGGTACCGCTGGTTTTGACCTCGGGCATTTCAAATGCCTGCACGCCAGCTGCGCCCACCGCAACGATGGCGATTACCTGAACGCTATCGGCATCCGCAACGACGATTTCGAAGATCTCACCAGTACCGAAATCGCCGAAACTTTACCGCTACCGGCGTTCGAGCGTGACAAATGGGGACGTATCGAGGCCACCATCAGCAACGCGGCCAAAGCGGTTGTGCGTCCTGACTTCGTGGATATCGATATTCGTTTCGACCAGTTCCGCGATGAAATCATGTTCGCGCCGGCGGGATCCGGCCAGTGGCAGGCGTTCACCGACCCGGATTACGCGCGCCTGCGTATCACGATGGAAAAACGCGGCTTTAAAGCAGTAGGGCGCGAACTTATCCGCGACGTAGTACTGCTGGCCGCTGATGAACAGCCTTTCGATTCTGCGACTACCTGGCTAAATGGGCTGGAATGGGACGGCGTACCGCGCATCGAACATTTCTACCATACCCACTTCGGTACCGCCGATACGCCATACACCCGCGCGGTGTCGATGTACATGTGGACAGCGCTGGCGGGCAGGGTGCTGGAGCCCGGCATCAAAGCCGACATGGTGCCTATTCTCGTCGGGCGGCAGGGCTGCGGCAAGTCCTCGGGCGTCGAAGCGCTCAGCCCCGATCCTGCTTTCTTCACAGAGATATCATTCGCTGAGAAAGACGACGACCTCGCGCGCAAGATGCGCGGGCGACTGGTCGCCGAGATTGGCGAGCTGCGCGGCCTCAATACCAAAGAGCTGGAATCCATCAAGGCATTCGTGACGCGTACGCATGAGAACTGGATCCCCAAATACCGGGAGTTCGCTACACAGTTCCCGCGTCGCCTTGTGTTCATCGGTACCACCAACGAAGACGAGTTCCTCGCGGATAAAACCGGTAACCGCCGGTGGTTGCCCGTTGAGGTCTCCAGCGTTGATGTACAGGCTATTAAGCGCGACCTGCTGCTGCTGTGGGCGGAAGCCCGCGAGACGTTTAAGCGCCTCGGCGGTATCCAGTTCCGCGATGCTGAACGCCTCGGCGCGAGTGTCCATGAGCAGTACACCATTAAGGACGCGTGGCTCGAGACGGTCGAGAAATGGCTCGATACGCCCGACCTGATGACTAATGACATTCCGCGAAATTGCGAATTTTTACGCGCTAGCGACGTGTTGCGCGATGCAATTGGGTTAGATCCTCGCCACATCGGAAAACGCGAAGAAATGCGAATTAGTAATGTTTTGCAAAATTGCGGTTATAAGCGCGTTCAACGTCGTGTTGATGGAAAAATGACTCGTATCTTCGAGCCAGTGTAACAACCTGTACCAGCCTCAAAAAACAGGTTGGTACATTTTAACTAATTGAATTTAAAGGACAGTACCAACTGTACCAACTGTACCAACCTTTTTACTAAGAACCCCATATATATATATAAGTCGATTTGGGGAAAGGTTAGAAAACAGATGGTACAGGTGGGTACAGGTGGGTACGAGTCCAACATGCATTTTATTGCGGGTAGCGATATGAAATCACCAATTAACGCCCTCAACGGCGATTCAGCGGCGCCGGATTCTCAACAAAACCGCTCTCTATGCTCGCGCGTGCGCGCGTTTTGCGAGGTGACCTATGCCAGTCGTCGTCACAGTTAAAACGGACTGGTTGCGAGTGGTGACCGATATCACTAACACGGGGATACCACTGCAGGAGCTGGCCACCGGGCTTGATGTTTCAAAGTCAGCGCTCATTGGCTGGAAGCAGGGGAGCAGCCCCAACCATCATACGGGGGAAGCGCTTATCACTTTCTGGTGTGAAGTGACACATCGGCATCGTTCAGAACTTCCGGTGCAGGTCATCAGGCGTCGTTTTGTTCGCAGCGGAACCCGTAATTTTTGGCCGAAAGAACCAACCGCCCGCCGGTAATGAAAAATTGCAAAAACAGGGCGTTTACCGACTAAAAACGCTATGCAAAAACCGCCCTGTTTTATGCACGATTTATGCAGTCTATTTTCACACTTTCCCGCCAGCAAACCGCAACAAATGACCTCTTCACGCTAAATCGTTAACGAGTGCCGATCGCGTGGTGCCGATAACGTACATTATGTTAAATCAGGCCGTTTTTTAACAAATTATCCATTTGGTCAGGATTCCGACCAACACCCCCGCGCACACTCTAGGCTCCACGTTCCACAGGAGCCACCACAATGGCACGACAGAAGAAAACCATCGAGACACCGGGGCAGGAGACAACACAGCCGCAGGACGCCACCGGCGCAGCGCTGAACGCTGAAACTACCGAACCGACGGTGCAGCAGAACGTTGCGACGCTGCTGGGCGCTACGGCGCTGGCCGAGCGCAACGCCATTCTTGCCACGCTCAATGCGCAGGGCGCCACCATCGTTGCCCGCTTCGAAGAGCTGGGCTTTACGGATCTAACTGACCAGAGCCTTACCGACAACCTCGAATTCCTCACCCTCGTACGCAAAGCCACTGAGGCCACCACCGGCGGTGCGGGCGCAATGGTGACGAACGAAGAGGGCAAGCCGCAGCCAGTACGCGGCGCACCTGTATTAACCGAACACGGCTGGCATGTGCCGGGCTAAGGGGTTGCGTTATGTGTGGAGGAAGTGCACCAAAAGTCGTACAGCAGGATCCGCAGGCTGAGGCAGATGCAGCAGCCGACGCGGCAGCGAAGGCCGCAAACGCCGACACAGCAGCGCGGAAGAAGCGAAAGAAAGGTTCCTCGCTGCTGGCTAGCGGTGCCGAAGGCGCTACGGATACAGGTTCTTCCCTGCTGTCCACTGGCGCGCAGGCTGCAAAAAACACCTTAGGGGCATAATCGATGGATGATCTCGCCGTAAAGCTGGTTAAGCGTGCCGATACGCTGAAAGCCAACCGACAGGTGCACGAAAGCGTCTGGCGGGAATGCTACGACTACACCTATCCGCTGCGCGGCGCGGGGCTATCCGATGAGGTGCTGGACGCACAGAGCGCAAAATCGAAGGTGGCACGGCTGCTGGACGGCACGGCCACCGACAGCGCCCGCATGCTGGCGTCTGCTCTCATGTCCGGCATGACTCCGGCAAACGCACAGTGGCTGAATCTCGACAGCGAATCGCTGCCGGATGATGCCGCCGCGTGGTTGTCCACCTGCGCAACGCTGGTATGGGAAAATATCCACGCCGCTAACTTCGACGCCGAAGGCTATGAGGCGAATCTCGATGTGGTGTGTGCCGGCTGGTTCGCGCTGTACATCGACGAAGACCGCGAAGAGGGCGGATTCTCGTTCCAGCAGTGGCCGCTAGCGCAGTGCTACGTCACATCCACCCGCCGCGATGGCATCGTGGACACGATATATCGCCGCTACCAGCTCACCGCAGAGCAGGCGATTAAAGAATTTGGCGCGGATAAGGTCAGCAAAAAAATTCGCGATGCGGCCGCCAAAAAGCCGGATGACAAATTCGACTTCCTGCACTGCATTTTCCCGCGTGAAAACTACGTGGTGAATGCGCGCCTGGCTAAAAACCTGCGCTTTGCATCGTACAACGTGGAAGTGAGCGGCAAGCTCATTGTGCGTGAATCTGGCTATCACGAATTCCCCTGCTGCGTACCGCGCTGGATGAAAATCCCCGGCACGCCGTACGGCATCGGCCCGGTATACGACGCGCTACCGGACTGCAAAGAACTGAACGAAACGAAACGCATGGAGAAGGCCGCGCAGGATCTGGCTATCGCCGGGATGTGGATTGCGGAAGACGACGGCGTGCTTAACCCGCGTACGGTCAAGGTTGGCCCGCGCCGCATCATCGTGGCAAACAGCACCGAAAGCATGAAACCGCTGCTCACTGGCGCCGATTTCAACGTGGCCTTTACCGCAGAAGAACGCCTGCAGGCGTCTATCCGCAAAATCATGATGGCCGACCAGCTGCAACCGCAGGACGGCCCGGCGATGACCGCTACCGAAGTGCATGTGCGTGTGGCGTTGATCCGCCAGTTGCTTGGCCCGGTCTATGGTCGATTCCAGGCTGAATACCTGCAACCGCTGGTAGAGCGCTGTTTCGGCCTGGCATATCGCGCCGGTGTATTCCCGCCAGCACCGGAAAGTCTGCAAAACGCCAATTTCAACGTGCGCTATATCTCGCCGCTTGCCCGCGCGCAGCAGCTGGAGAACGTAACCGCGATTGAACGACTTGGCGCGAACGTGGCGAATCTGGCGCAGGTATCACCCGATGTGACCGACCTTGTAGACACCGACGAAGCAACACGCGTGATAGCGGATGCACTCGGCGTACCGGCTAAGGTTGTTCGTACTTCCGATGCGGTCGCAGAAATTCGCGAGAAGCGCCAGAAGGAACGACAGCAGCAGGCAGGGCAGGCGCTGATGATGCAGGCAGGTAGCGAAGCGGCGACTACAGCAGGGCAGCAGGTTGGCGCAGCGCTGGGCCAACGAGTAGCGGGGGGCTAATGATTACAAAACAAGTATCACCGGCGGACTACAAGCGCATTTTCGAGGAAATGCCAGGCGGGCCGCAGGTGCTGGATGAGTTAACGCGCCGATTCGGGCGTGAGGCGTACGTCGCCGGCGGTACCGAGGGCGATCGTGAAACCTGTTACCGGGCCGGACAACGTGCCGTGCTCGATTTCATTCTGATGCAAATCAACCGTGCAGATGGAGTAAACGACGATGTGGAAGATTAAACACTTATTCATGAACGCCGAGCAGGGCGCCGAAGCGCCAGCAGGCAGCACAGGGGGCAATGATGGTGGCAATGGCGGTGGTGCTGAAAATTCGGGCGCTGGTAATCCTGCTGGTAATTCACTACTCAGCACCGGCGCGGGCGAACCGGGCGCGAATGACTGGATACCTGAAAAATACCGCGTTATGGGCGAAGGTGGAAAACTCGACATTGAAGGCTCTGCCCGCAAACTGGCGGATGCTCACACATCGCTTGAAAAGCGCCTTGGTAGCGTCGGCACGCCGCCAAAAACGGCTGATGACTACGCCCCAGAGGTAAAGGCTGAAGGCTTCAACTGGGACGAATTCAAAGCTGACCCGCGCATGCAGTCGTTTATGAAATCGGCACACGGCAAGGGCATCACCAACGACCAGATGAGTTTCATCATCAGCGAGTATGCGCAAATCGCCCCGTCGCTGGTTAACGGCGCTGCGGAACTGGATGCTGAATCCGCTACCACGCAGTTGCGCGAAGTCTGGAAGACTGACGCCGAATTTAACAAGAATATCGGCCTGGCATTCCGCGCGTTCAATTCCCTGACCGATGAAGGCGATCGCGGCCGCATCGATGAAATCGGCAATAACCCGATGGTGATCCGCATGCTGGCGAAAATTGGTGCGGAAATGCAGGAAGACGCACCGGCGGGCGCAGACAGCAACCCGGCAGAGCAGCAGACCATCCGCGACCTCATGAAGTCCGAAGCATACATGAATCAGAAGCATGCCGACCATGAACGCGTATCTGCACAGGTGAAAGCGTACTACCAGAAGCGTTACGGCGATCAAACCGTAGCGTGACATGTCATGTTTGCCCGCTTAAGTGCGGGCTTCGATTGCATCAACAGTGCAACCTAAAAGAACCAGCAAAAAGAATTTTCCAGAAATATCCACAACTATCTTATGGCATCTAAATTTATTGCCGATATCTGCATAACTTTCTAAATCTGCAATCATGATGGCTTTTTTGTGAACTTCTAATGCCGGCCCTAATGGTCTCTGATAAATCACCCATGCATCTTTTTTGTGATGCAATGTACCAAGTTTTCTTCCATTCCCATCAAATAGAGATGCCTCATCTGGAAAATAAAAAAAAGACTTAACCCCTCTGGCCGCTAGCAATTCAAATAAGCACATACGCTTCCTCCTATTAATTTGGTCGGGATTCCGACCGCGCATCTCGCTAACAATCACCCCACAACCAGCCCGGCGGGGACGCCGGATACCTGATTTTCCCGCAATGCGCCAGCGCCAACCGCATTGTGTTGATTTGGGCCGGGAGACCGATACCCCGCAGGCGATACTTTCTGGAGTGATTATTATGTCATTTGATACCGCTAAGAACATGATTACCGCTGCGTTTATCCAGCAGTTCCATGATTCTTTCGAAATTGCCGCACAGCAGAAGGATTCCCGCCTGCAAGGTGCTGTGTACGACCGCGGCAACATTACCGGTGCGTCGTTCACCATCAACGACATGGGTACTATCGAGATGCAGCAGATCACCGAGCGTTTCGGTGATACCGTCTGGGATCTGCCTGATGCCGGCACCCGCAATGCGCTGATGGCTGACTATGGCGTATTCGTGCCGGTGGAAAAGCGCGACCTGCGTAAACTGCTGGCTGACCCGCAGGGGCCATATTTGCAGTTGACGCTGGCCGCATCCAACCGCAAAAAAGACGACGTTATCTATCGTGCATTGCTCGATACCGTTCTGCGCAAAACCTCCAATACTGGCGCATACGCTCCGGTTGCGCTGCCTGCATCGCAGAAAATCGTCGCCGGCGGTACCGGGATGACCAAAGCGAAGCTGATCGCTGCAAAAGCGATGTTCCGCCGTAACGAGTGCGACGAGCAGAACGGTGAAGAGCTGTATATCACCTACAACGCCGACATGCTGACCCAAATCCTCAGTGATACCACACTGACCAGCGCCGACTTTATGGCGGTGAAAATGTTGCAGGAAGGTGCGGTGTCCGGTAACTGGCTGGGCTTTAAGTGGCTGGCCTACGAAAAACTGGATTCTGCATCCGCAGGCGATCCGGCCGTCGTCACTAAAACCGCCGCAGCCTGGTGTAAATCTGCTGTGCATTTCGGTACCGGCGAAGAGTACAACGTCGATATCGGCCCGCGCCGCGATAAAAACAACACCATTCAGATTTCCGTCGATGCGTCCTATGGCGCAGGCCGCGCAGCGGAAAACAAAGTAGTCGCCATCGATTTCGTAGCATAAAGCCGCTGGTGCCTTTGCCGGGGGATATCTCCCGGCCTTTTTTCATCTGAGGTAAGGCTATGGCTTCCAGTGTATCAATCTGCTCAAACGCATTGCTGGCGCTCGGCGCCCATCCCATAAACAGTTTTGACGAAGCGAGCGAACACGCCCGGCTCTGCTCAAACATCTATCCCACAGTGCGCAACGATCTGCTGCGTAAACACCCATGGAATTGCGCCGTGAAGCGCGTGGTTTTGTCTCCCGACGTGACACCGCCAGCTTTTGGTTTCAGTTACCAGTTTCCCCTTCCCGGTGACGTACTTCGCATCCTGTCCGTTGGCGACGTTCACGACGATGTGCCGTACCGGGTTGAAAATGGTCGTTTGATGGCGAATCAACAGGTGATTTATCTGCGTTATATCTTCCGTAATGAAGATGAATCGACATGGGATCCCGCGCTGATAAATCTGGCTGAAGCATTTATGTCCGCAAAGCTGGCCTATGCGGTTACCGGTTCTGCCAGTCTCCGCGACAGTCTGACACAGGAGGCGGCATTTTTACTTCGTCAGGCCAAAGCAATTGACGGGCAGGAAGATCCGCCGGAAGAGCTCGGCGGCTATCCAACGTATGAGTCGAGGTTCTGAGATGCGCGCTAACCTGATAAAAACTAATTTTACCGCCGGGGAGATTTCCCCACGCCTGATGGGGCGCGTTGATATTGAGCGTTACGCCAACGGCGCAAAAGTTATCGAGAATGCCCTGTGCGTTGTACAGGGCGGGGTAATGCGTCGCCCGGGCACTCGCTATGCTGCACATGCAAAATACGGCGATCGTACTGCTCGCCTTATTCCGTACGTATTTAACCGTTCGCAGGCGTACGTTCTGGAGTTTGGCGACGGCTATCTTCGTTTTTACCAGAACGGCCAGCAGCTGGTTAACGGCGACAATACCCCATATGAGATAGCCAGTCCGTACACCGTCGGCATGCTGCCTGAGGTTAACTACGTACAGGGCGCCGATACGATGTTTCTCGTTCACCAGAGCGTACCGCCGTATCGCCTGCAGCGCCGTGGGCAAACTGATTGGGTACTCGAGCCTGCACCGTTTATCGTTGAACCATTCGACGAAGTACGCGACACACCGCAAAAGTGGTGCAAACCCTCTGTTAAGGAATTTGTCGGCTCGGAAATCACCCTGACGCTAAGTGATGCGGAACCGCCAGAGAGCGGCGACGGTACGTTAACGGGTGATGGATGGGTAGCTGAGGATGTCGGTTCGTACGTCCGGATTAACAGCGGGCTGGTGCTTATCAAGAGCGTGACCAGTGCGCAGAAGGCTGTAGGCACAATCCGTACTGACCTGAGCGCCACGCAGGCAGCATCGCCGGGGGCATGGACACGGGAAGACACGGTATGGACGCCTGAGTTTGGATACCCGGGCGCCGTTACGCTTTACCAGCAGCGCCTGGTGCTGGCGGGCTCAACTCGCTATCCGCAAACTATCTGGTTTAGCGAAACGGGCGTTTATCTGTCCTTTGAGCTTGGCACTGACGACGACGACGCGATCAGCTTTACGCTTTCCTCTGACCAGTTGAACCCGATTGTTCATCTGGCGCAAATGAACACACTGATTGCGCTGACGTATGGCGGGGAGTTCACGATCACCGCAGGTAATGATTCAGCAATTACCCCCACCAATATATCGGTAAAAAATCCGAGTCCATACGGCTGCAACAGCATCCGCCCGGTGCGTGTCGGTACTGAAATTATGTTCGTGCAGCGTGCGGGTAAAAAGCTTTATGCCGTAGCCTACGACCCCGACAGTTACGTCGCTTATTCGGCCAACGACATGACCGTGCTAGCGGAACACATCACCACTGGCGGCGTGTCGGATATGGCCTATCAGCAACAATCCGATTCCGTGATCTGGATGGTAAGAGCCGATGGCGCGCTGATAACGATGGGTATCGACCGTGAGCAGAACGTAGTCGCGTGGTCCAGGCAAATTACTAATGGCGCTTTTGAATCGGTGGCAAGCATTCCCTCGAATACCGATGACGTGGTGTATGCGCTGGCGCGCCGCGTAGTAAACGGGCAAACCGTCCGTTACGTTGAGGTGTTCGATAAATCATTAAATACCGACGCGGCGGTGACTGGCTGGAGCGAAGAGGGCGCCGCGGTATGGTCTGGCTTTTCGCATCTCGAAGGACAGATTGTTGATGTGGTAGCCGACGGTTCTGTTATGCCACAGCAAACTGTAACGGGTGGAAAAATTACGCTTACGCGTAAAGCGTACCTTATCGAAGCGGGTATGCATTACGAAACCACCATAGAGACGTTAACGCCGGAAGTTTCCACGACAGAAGGCACCACCCAGAACGCGCGCAAGCGAACCAGCGAAGTTACGTTACGTTTTCTCAATACCACCGGTGCCGAGTGCAACGGGCAAATTATTCCGTTCCGTACGTTTGGGCCAAAAATCCTCAACCAGCCAGCACCGTTATTCACCGGCGATCACTACATAGGAAAACTGGGCTGGGAACGCGGGGAAGACACTCTGACCATTCAGCAGCGCCAGCCGCTACCGTTCCACCTTCTGGCGATTATTTTTACGTTTACCAGCAACGGGGGCTAATGATGATCCGCAACGCAACCGCCGGGGATATCCCGGCACTTATCGAGCTGGGAACTCTGATGTATCTCGAGTCCCGCTATTCGGAAAACTCACCGTTTGACGCCGATAAATGCGCAGAACTGGCGCAGAGCCTGATTTATTCGCCTTCAGGCTGTGTACTGGTCGCTGAAAAAGACGGGCAGGTTATCGGCTGGCTTGGCGGCGGTATTGCCGAGCAATTTTTTTCGCATCAGCTGATGGCCTTCGAATATGGCTTATTTGTCGCGCCAGAACACCGTGGCGGGAGCGCTGGCCCGCGACTGGCCCGCGCGTTTATCGACTGGTCAAAAGAGCACGGCGCCGCCGTTATCAACATGGGGATCACCACTGGCGTGCACGCTGAACGCACCGGCCAGTTGTATTCCCGCCTCGGCCTGCAGCAAACAGGCCTGCTTTATTCGATGGGGGTTTAACGATGTGCACTGGCGTAGAAATTGCCCTGGTGGCGTCCACAGTGTTAGCCGCTGGCGGCGCAGCGTACAGCGGGCAGCAGCAGAAAAAAATGGCGAACTATCAGGCTGCACAGGCAGAAGCCGATGCCGAGGCGAGTCAGAAAGCCGCACGGGTGGAAGCCGACCGCATCCGCAAAGCAGGGCGTAAACAGGCTGCTGCGGCTAACGCTTCGTTGGCGGCGTCGGGCGTTGAAACCGGCGAAGGTACTGCGCTGCGCATCACCTCGGGTATTACCGAAGACGCAGAGCAGGACGCTTACCAGACGATCCTTAATGGCGTGAATTCGTCTAACCGTCTGCAGGCGCAGGCACAGGCCGACCGCATCAGTGGCAGGAATGCGGCGACGGCTGGAAACATCAGCGCCGGCAGTTCGCTATTAAGCGCCGGCGGAACGGCGTACAGCGGCTGGCAAAAGGCTAAAACTGGCAAATACGGATTATATGCGGAGTAATAAACGTGAGAATTCCAACGGGTAATTTTGGCAATGTAACGCCGCAGGTACAACCTACGCGCGTCGCAGTCAGCAATGTGGGCGCTGTGGGTAACGCAGTATCCGGTTTTGGCGCTGCTGCGGGGCAGGTAGCAGAGCAGGTGCAGCGTGATCAGGATAAAGCCGACGTCGCGGCCACGCAGGCTATTCTGACCGATCTGGAAGCTAAATCTAATGACCGCTGGGAAAACCCGGAGACGGGCGCCACGGTCACGCGTCAGGGCTTTAAATCGTCCGGTGTGGTCACCGATATGGATAAGGCCGACGCTGGCGATTACGAGGAGGCGCGTAAGCGTGTGCCGCCCAGCCAGTTAAACTATTTTGATGCGCAGTGGAAAGCGGGGCAGGTACGCCGGACAAGCACCTATAGAGGTTTTGAACGAGCACAGACCGAGGAAGCCCAGCGCCAGCAGCTTAACGCGACGGTGAACTCTTCAGTTGAACAAGAGGCCAGCGCCTACGATAACCCGATGCAGGCGGGGCTGATACGCAGCGCCCGTAAACACTCGATCGAGATGTATGGCCAGGCGCGCGGCTGGTCGCAGGAACGTATTGACGGCGCGGTCTCAGAAGCGAACCAAAAAGCGCTGGAGCAGCGCGCACAGAACTACGCGGTAACCAATCCCACCGGCTGGCTTAAAGGCGATTTTACGCTGGTCAACAGCAGCACCGGCGAACTTGATATGCGCGCCGTTGGCCTGGTGGAGTCTGGAGGTAAGCACCGCAATGCAGATGGTAGCCTTGTTACATCCCCCGCGGGCGCGCAGGGTGAATTTCAGTTGATGCCGGACACCGGGAAAGAACTGGCGTCTAAACGTGGCGTAGAGTACAACCCGGACGACCCTGTGCAGCATGCGCAGCTGGCGCGCGATTATGCCGGGCAGCTCAGCAAAAAATATCAATCTGAAACGTTGGCCGGCGCTGCATATAACTGGGGTATGGGTAACGTCGATAAGCTGATCGCTAAAGTCGGCGACCCGCGCAAAGGCGAAATCTCAATGGCGGATTTCGTTAAGCAGCTGCCAGCCGAAACGCGTGGTTGGCTTTCCCGTTACAACAAAAATAAAACTGGTCTCGACCCGGTAGCGGTAAACAAAATCGACAATATCGCCGAATCGCAGATCCGCCAGCAGCGTACGGCACTGCGCCAGCAGATTGACCCGATTCTCAATAATACGATGGCGCAGCTGTATAACGGTGAGGTGCCGGATGCTATGCCTAACGCCTCCACTATTTTATTTGCGTACGGTGAGCAGGGGCAGACAGCAGTCAAGCAGCTGGATATCGCGATCGATACCGCCAGAACCTTCCAGGCTATCCAGTACGTCACCCCCGCAGAGCAGCAGGCCGAACTGGCGAAAGTGAAGCCGCAGGCAAACGACCCGGATTACGCACTGAAACTCGATGCGTATGGAAAACTTAGTGCGCTGGTGCAGAAGAGCAACGCCAATATTCAGGCGCAGCGTGATTCCGCCCGCTTTAACGACGCGCTGATCTCCGGCGAGAAACTCGACCCGAGCAACAAATCCATGCAGAAGGCGGCGGACAATACGCCATCGGCGCTTAACTTCCGCATTAATGACGCCACCACTCACGACGCTATCGTGCAGCAGGTTAACCAGACGGGCATTATCCCATCGCAAATTACATCGCAGCTGAATGCGATCGCCCGCTCCAGCAGTCCCGATGTGGTGAAGCAGGGCTCGACCTTATTTAACGCGCTGTACGAAACAGATCCAGCCTCTGTGGGCGATATGCCAAAGGATATGCAAAGCTTTTACCTGACCGTTAAACAGCTTACCGATTCCGGTATGGCGTCAGACGAAGCGGTGAAACAGGCGCAGAACGTGACCTACAACCAGACTGACGCCCTGAAATCGCAATTGTCTTCTACGCAGAGCACGAAGGAATATAGAAAAGAGCGTGATAGCGCAATGGATTCCGCAGTCAGCAGCATGAAACCGTGGTACAGCTTTGGCGGCCCCGCCGCGGATGACCAGAATCCTGATACTGTAAAATTCCGTAATGACTACCAGTCACTTTATGACATTAATTATCGCAATTCAGGTGGTAATGCTGATATTGCCAAAAAGATGACCAATACCCAGATCGCGCGCACCTGGAGTTTTAGCGATGTAAATGGCAGCGCCCAGCTTATGAAATATGCGCCTGAAGCGCTTTATAACTATGGCCCCTCAGGGTGGCAGGCTGCTCAGTGGAAAGAAGAAAAAGAGCGTCTGACTTATGGCGACCGTGGAGAAATAATTGAAACCAGTCCGACCCAACTGGGAATTACCTCAGGCTCAGCGCCTGTTATTACATCAAGTACCCCAGAATCGCGAATCGGTGGAGAACTGGAAATAACCCCGGATGTAATGACCCCTCGGGATGGGATGTACTCAATAGTTATACGCTCTAAAGATGAGAATGGGATTCCGAAGGTTCAGCTGTATAACGATAAATTTGGCCGTCCTTTGCGCTGGAAGCCGTCGTTGGAAGACTGGGAGCCGTATAAAAAAATGCAGCAGGAGCGGGAACAGCAAGGCGAAGAGGAAATATCACGCGGGAAAGATATTCGGGGCTTTAAGGAAAAACACCGTGCGCTCGATGAGCAATATCAGCGTTTGCACGATGACCGTATGAACCGGGTTAAAAACTACTTTTCATGGAGCAATGAATAATGCCTATCTATCCGCAATCTGATGTTCCGCCGAGTGTAATGGATAATGTTCTTCAGGCACCAACTGGTTTTGATGTATCTCTGCCTGAAGGAACTAACCCGGAGCCACAGCAGCAACAACCGTCTGTATGGGATGCAGCTTTTCGTCAGAATAACCTACTGGCCGGAATGTTCCGCCCGGCTAAACAATTTGAGCCGGCGGAGGGGTATAACCCTTATTCTGATAAAAACGAACTAAAGGGGTACGAACAATGGGGATCCGCCTTTGCAGATTCACAATCCCCAGAGGAAACCGCCTGGATTAAAAACCAGATAGACGATGAAAACGAAGACCGCCGGGTGCTGTCTGAAGCAGGTGCTGAAGGAACTTTAGCCGGTATAGCCGCCGGGGTTATCGACCCCGTCACAGTCGCATCGATGTTTATCCCCGGTGCGCAAGGAAGACTGGCGGTTCGTATTGGTTCTCAGGTTGCTATTGGTGCCGCTGGTACCGCGCTTAGCGAGGTCGCGCTCAATAACGAGCAGTACACCAGAACAGCAAGGGAGAGCGCCGCACACATCACAGCCGGAGCACTTCTCAGCGGTGTATTTGCTACCGCTGGCGCGATGATCACCCCCTCGGTAAGAAATGCGGCTACCCGTGAAGTGGCGGAGGCGCTCGATAATATGAACGCCTCGCCAACGATTAACAACGCAGCCGACGCCCTGGCGGATACCTTACCGAACGGTGGCAGCGTCGGTGCTATGCGTATTCGTGAAGCTACACTGGAAGATCTCACACCAGTGTCTGGCGGCCCACTCGGAAAGCTGGCTAAAAAAGCCGGTAGCTATCTGACGCCGATCACCCGCCTGATGGAATCCCCATCAAAAGAAGCGCGCCGGACAGCGCTGGAGCTGGCAGAGAATAACTTCACGCTGGAAGGCAACCTGCGCGGTATTGAAACGCCTGTTGCAGCTGAGACGCGCGTACGTGGCTGGCGCCGCGAAGAGGCGGCCGTCGTTACCGCGAACAAGCAGGCATACACCCAGTACAAAGCCGAAGGCGGTGATCTGGGTTATACGGCCTTCCGTGAACAGGTTGGCGAGGCGCTGCGCAACGGCGACGTGCACGTTAATGCGAAAGTGCAGGAAGCGGCACAGGCAATGCGCACAGTCATTAACCGCGTGAAGACGGCACAGCAGGAACTGGGCTTGCTTCCGCCGGATGCCGAACTGAAAGCAATGGGACAGACCAGCTATTTCCCGCGCGTGTACAAGGTAGGGAAAATCGTTAGCGAGCGCGATAAATTCCGCAACATGCTGGTTGACTGGTGGTCACGCGGCGAAAAAACCATGTCCCGCGAAGATGCCGAAATCGCCGCCGATACCACGATTAACCGTATCGTCGGGGCAAAAATTCCGCAGGAGTTCGCCAACGTCTTTATGGTGAAAGTGCCGGGTAGCACCAAATCGCGTACGTTGAGCGTTCCCGATCGACTGATGAAAGATTATCTGGAGAGCGACGCTAACTACGTCCTGCAGCGTCATATCCGCGAAGCTTCAGCAGAAATCGAATTAACCCGCACCTTTGGTAACAAGTCACTGGATTCGCAGCTCGCCGCCATCCAGGACGAATACGACGCGCTGATGCGTTTACGCCCGGCGGAACAGGAAAAGCTGGCGAAGGCACGCGAAGCCGACCTGCGCGATATTCTGGCGCTTCGCGATCGCCTCGTTGGTACCTACGGTATGCCGGATGACCCATCATCATTTTTCGTTCGCGCCGGTGCTTTCCTGCGTAGCGCCAACTTTGTAACGAAACTCGGTGGCATGACGGTATCCGCTATCCCGGATCTGGCACGCGGCATGATGGTTAACGGCTTCAGCAATACCATGCGTGGATATGGCGCGCTGATCACCCGCTCACCGGCTTACCTCGCCAGCCGGGCGGAGCAGAAGAAAATGGCCGTTGGGCTGGAAACCATACTGCATACCCGCGCGCGTACGATGGGGGATCTGGTCGATAGCTCTTCTCGTACGACAGCTGCAGAAGCTGGCATGGAACGTATCACTGATGTGTTCGGCAAGTTGACCATGATGGGCCACTTTGACGATATGAACAAATCGGTGAATGGCATGATCACGTCCGACGGTATTCTGTCCGGCGCGTTCCCTGCGAAGCGCCTGGCAAAACTCGGCATCAACGAGAATATGGCCGAACGCATTCAGCGAGAATTTCAGAAGCACGGCGAAATTATTCAGGGCTGGCATATCGGCAATTTCGAAAAATGGGATGACCAGTACGCCGCTGGTCTGCTGCAATCTGCTGTGCTGAAGGATGTAAACAATACCGTTATCACGCCGGGGATAGGTGATACGCCGCTGTGGGCTAGTACCCCGCTGGGGAAAACTGTATTCCAGTTTAAGTCTTTTGCTACGGCATCCTATAACCGCGCAACGTTAGGCGGCCTGCAGGAAGGTACCGCGCAGTTCTACTACGGTACCGCCTTCCAGATTGGTCTTGGCTCTTTGACCTACGCGCTTAAGCAGGCGGCCAATGGCCGGGAAGTTGATTTGACGCCGCAGAAGATGGTTCTCGAGGGTATAGACCGTTCTGGTATCCTTGGCCCGCTGATGGAATATAACAACATGGCGGAAAAGGCATCCGGCGGGATGATAGGGCTAGGGCCATTACTCGGCACAGGTACGCAGTCCCGTTATGCCAGCCGTGGCTTTATTGGTTCTGCACTGGGGCCAACCTTCGGCCTGCTGGATACGGTTACCGATGTGACCGCCGGCGTGCTGAATGGTGACGCTGGCGACCGTGTGCTGCATAGTGTGCGTACGCTGTTACCCGGTAATAATCTGTTCTGGATCGCGCCGCTAATTAATCAGGTTGACCCAGGGATGAAATAACAGCTATTTGCATGAAGTAATGTCTACAGTGGTGTAAGTAGCACCAGAAGGGTGGGTGTAGATGTAGCGCATCTCACCCCCCAATCGAATAAAAGACCCAATCGGGTTTTTTCCCGTACATACTCCACTTTTAGCCATTTCCCCTAATCTGTTTTTAGCCATCCCCGGTGTGATGTGATTCTGCGCTGCTGCCTCCAGCATCTCGTCTTCCGTCATACCTAAGCGGACTTTAGCGATCAGTTTATTTTGATCGCTGCGGATATCATACATGTTAACGTTTTCGGAGAGCGTCAAGGGAAGTTGCGGACGAACTTGGCTAGCTATTTCTTTCGCTTTTTCGCAAACATCAAAGCCGGTCAGGTTTGGTGTACACATATTTGCTGCTATGGCTAAAGGTGAAGCTAATACGGCTAGCGATAAGAGGACAGTTTTTTGCATACGTATGCCTTAAAAGTAACCTGTTTGTATAGCAGATATATTTAACGAAAAGCCGCTATAACTGCCAGTTTTAAATTAGTCAGGATTCCGACCTATAGCCCGACACATCATAGCTCTATGGATAACCTCGGGGCTTTTTTATGCATTCAGATTACAAAACTCGCCTTACCGCGCTGACCGATAAATTAACCGATGTGGTGCTGCAGGAGGCCGATCCGGCTAACTGGCCCGGTGCTGATAAGAAAGTGAGTGAACTGACGAAGGACGAACGCGGCGATCGCTACTGGGATAAGAAGAACGCGGCGGCATCGCTGACGTTGCTTATCAAAGTGCATTCGCTTATCGGCATGCAGACTCGAGGCGGCACCCCTTCAGACAATCCGGGGCAGGATGATGAAGCATTCGAGCTGGGCCAGCAGGTATCGAAAGCCGAACGCGAAGCGGCCGCCATTATCGAGCGTTTGCAGAAAGGTAAGAAATGATATCGTTCCTCGCGTTCTTCCTGATGTGGGCGGAGCGGATGAACTGGGATGTTCCCGACTGCCACTATCGTGCCTGCCACTGGCTGGAGCATCGCGGTGATCTCGCGGTGCTTCGCTGTTTTCGTGGCTTTGGTAAATCTACCATCCTCGCGGTGTATAACGCCTGGCGATATTATCAGGACAGGCAATACCGGATCCTGCATCAGTCTGAATCCGACGGCACAGCGTATAAAACCAGCCGCGATACCCAGAACGTACTGCGCAATCACCCGCTGACAAAAGGCATGCTGCCAGACGGGCAGGGCACTGTCGAGCAATGGTGGGTAAATGGCGCACTGGATTTGCGTAATGGCAGCATGTACGCCAAAGGCATTCTGTCTAACGTCACTTCAGCACGCGCCAATGAATGCCAGAACGATGATGTAGAAGTGCCGCGCAACATCCAGACACCAGAAGCGCGCGAAAAGCTCCGGTACCGGCTCGGCGAGCAAACCCACATCCTGATCCCCGGCGGCCGCAAACTGTTTATTGGTACACCGCATACCCACGATAGCCTGTATGACGAGAAAGAGGCCGAAGGCGCCGACTGCCTGACCATTAAGTTATTCCGCGATGAACACCGTATCGAGGCGAAAGACGCCACGCAGCTGCGCTACGAAATTCCGTTCCGGCCAGATTATGTTTTCGTTGGCATCCATAAAGCGGCGCGGCTGCTTGTCGAGGGCGTCGATTATCAGCTCACTGATACAGGTGTAGAGTTCGCCGCGGCTCCTGATGCACTTATCGACTTTTATGCTGGCTGCGAATGGCCGGAACGTTTTACCCGTGAAGAGATGGAAAAGCGACGCAGGGAAACGCGCACCATTAACGAATGGGATAGCCAGTACCAGCTGCATAGTAAGCCGGTGGGTGATGTTCGCCTCGATCCTGAACGTATCCGCGAGTACAACGTCCAGCCTGAAATTCGCTATGCAAACCGTTCCTGCTCGATGTGGCTGGGTCAGACGCAAATCGTCGGCGCTGTCGCCTGGTGGGATGTGGCCACCGGCAAAGTTAAGGCGGATGCTTCGGCGTTCTCCCTTATTTTCACCGACGCCCGCGGGCATCTTTACTGGCATGTTTGCCAGGGCTTAACTGGTGAGCTGGCAGAGTTTGATGATAACGACAAAATCACCGGCGGGCAGGTGATGCAGATTAAAGAGTTGGTGCTGAAGTACCAGATCCCGTTGGTGTGCGTAGAGGTAAACGGCCCCGGCAGTTTTGCCGGGAAATTGCTTATTCAGGCGCTGAAGGGTACCGGCTGCGGAGTACGGGAAGAATTCAGCGTCACCAATAAACAAAAACGTATCCTCGATGCATTTGAAGCGCCGCTGTCGTCCCGGTTCCTGTGGGCGCATTCCGATGTGCTCGACGGCCCGATGTACGACCAGATGCGCGATTTTAACCCGGCGCTGACCAATCAGCCTGATGATTATATCGATTCTGGATCCGGTGCGATCAGCGCTACGCCTGTGCGTATCGGTAAATTAGTCGGGATTCCGACCGCGCAGGCGCGGGAACATTGGCAACCTAATGATGGCGATTTTTCTGTCGCCGTAGATTACTAGCCGCCGGGGTTCCTCACTATGTCGGTACCAAACCAGACACCTTATAACATCTATACAGCCAACGGGCTGACGACGGTATTTGCCTACCAGTTTATGATAATGAATGCTGGCGATATCGAGGTTTCAATTAACGGAACCCCGCAAACCAGCGGCTATACCGTACAGGGAGCAGGGCAAACTGGCGGGGGGCAGGTGGTATTTATGACGCCGCCGGCTAACGGTTCAGTAGTCATGTTGCTACGTAAATTAGTCATTAAGCGCGATACCGATTATCAGGATAACGGCGATCTACTGGCGGAGACTATCAACGCCGATTTCGACCGCCTCTGGTTAGCTATGCAGCAGGCGTTTTTAAGCGATAGTTTGTCTCTTAAACGCCCGTTGCTTGGCGGGGATTATAACGCGGGTAATCTGAAGATTATCAACCTTAAAGACCCCACGGCCAAACAAGACGCAGCAACGAAAGGCTGGGTAGACCTGCAATATTCCATCCCTACTTCAGAAGCCAAACAGGCTGCGGAAGAAGCTAAAGCCGCGCGTGATGAAACGAAGGAGATAGCCGATAAATTTGGTGATGTCGATACAGCGGTTACCGAAGCGCAGGCCGCGCGTGATATTTCGGTAACCGCTTCCGGGGTGTCTGTCGAAGCGGCCGCCAGAGCGGAAGCCGCGAAAGGCGCAGCTGAGGCTATCGCAAATACGAACAGCACATTTCCTGATGTACCATCTGGTATCGCCGGCACAACAAGCGGGCAGTACTTCCGTATCCCCCAAACACCTGGCAGTCTGTATTCTTTCAAATATTATCTGAATAACGCGGGTACCGCTGTTCTGGTCGCAGTCCAGCCCGGCGACGGGGCTATCGCTTATGTCAATCAAGGGGTATACCCTTTTGACAATTCGGCATCCTGGCAGATAACTAATGACCTGGTCATTTTCACTGATGGAACAACCAGCGCCAATACTGCATGGGATGCCTATTTTGTTCCAGTCGCCGCTGGCGATCAGGTTCAATATTTCGGTGTAACAAACACCTCCACAGCTGGTGAGCTTAACGCCTGGCTGATTCAGTGTGATGCAAATAAAAACTACGTTAAAGCCCTGTCTAATACCGTTTCTAGCGGCGATGCAACCGGGCAGAGCACCGTCCGGGCGACCGCTACACAGTCCGGGTTTATGTATGTTCGTGTGCGTAAAACGACCAACCCGAACTGGAATATTCTTTTCCTCAAGCATTACCTGGTGACTGCCGCAAATCTTGATACGGCAGTTGGCTATATCAATAAAGGTCTGTACCCGCAAAGCGCATCGTCGGTCTGGGAAATAACCAAAAAGTTTGTACTGTTTAGCGGTGGCGCATCTGGCACCTATAACGACTGGGATGCTTATTATATCCCGGTAAAAAAAGGTGATCAGATTGAATATTTCGGTTCTGCAAATACCGCGACCGTCGGAGAACTTAATGCCTGGTTAATACAGTGCGATAGCAACAAGCAATATGTGTCAGATCTGGCAACCTGCATCTCAAATGGCAATCCTGCTGCGCAAGGATTAATGAAAGGAACTGCATTCCAGGATGGTTATATTTATGTTCGTGTGCGCAATAATACAAACCCTGTCTGGTATATAAATTACTTTAAAAAGTATCTCGTTACTTCCACAGAGGTCGGCATTGCTGGCGGTGTTGCTGAATATGATGTTTTAAAAGCAATCAGCGATAACGGTAAGGTAAACGACTATACAAATAACGGTCGGTATTACGTAACAGGTACCGTAATCCTGATCGATGGCACAGTGAACAGTAACGCAGGAAATGGCTGGCTGGCCTTCTACATCCCGGTCTCAGCTGGCGATCGTGTCACCATGTCAGGGATATATGGCTCGGCTACCGTCGGGCAGTCAATGGCCTACTTTATCCAACTGGATGATGATAAGAACTTTGTTAAGCCTTTATACGTTTATACCAGCACCGGCCAGCAAGATGTGCAGATGACCCGTAGTGTTTTTGCATCCCAGGATGGTGTGATGTATGTCCGAGTTCGCCGCATTCTTGACGGGGTTGTTCAGAGTTATAGCGTTACTGCTTTTCAGCGCAGCTATAAACTTTTGCAAGATTTATACGCATTGCAAGCTGAAGTCGATGATCTTAAGAATCACGGCATTGTGCAGACGCCTTTCATTGGCGCCACTCTTCAGCAGTTACCTGTTAAATTCGATGTACGTTTTAACTATAACTCTGCATCGTTTATTCAGGATAACGTTGTAAAATCTGGCGACTATACCTTTATTGTCGGAACCACTGAGGGGCAGAAACCTGGAATACTCAGGCTAAATAATTTAACCGGTGCCTGGTGGTTCTTCGATCTTTCCACCATCGCGGGGAATCCTCTGGCGTCACCGACAACCGGAGACAGCCATAACGTGTACTCCATTGGCGTTACGCGTGATGGATATATTTTAGTTAGTGGAAACATGCACGTTAACGCATGTCGGGCTGTTATTTCTAACAGTCCATATGATATTTCAGCATGGACGGCAATCTCGTACACAAGCTCCACTGAGGTAACTTATCCGCGTTTCATTAAATACCCTGATGGCACTACTCAGGCATTCTGGCGACAGGGCGTATCTGCTGCTGGTCAGTATTTTTCTGCACTGTTTAATGACACGACAAGAACGTTTGGGCCTGTATTCCAGATTGCAGCGACTGACCTTAACGCAAATGCCTATGAGCAACGCCTGGGTGTTGGCCGTGATGGAAGTCTTCATTTCTGTTTTGGGCTACGCGTCAACGCTAACGCTGCTGATGCTAACCGTGGGCTTTTTTATGCCAAGAGTACAGATAAAGGACTGACGTGGACTAATGCTGCGGGAACGATAAGCTATCCGGCACCACTGACAGAGGCTAACAGCGAGCAAATAGCCGATATTCCTCTTTATACCGGCTATGTAAACCAGTGCGGTGGGGCTTGCGATTTTAACAGCCGCTACCATACGACGCTGTGGCAGAACGACGAGAATAACCATACGCAGATAGCCCATATATGGTTTGACGGCTCGGCCTGGCAAAAAGAAATCGTCAGTAATTTTGATTTCAAAATGGATACTTCCCAGCCGCTGCTGACGGGTTCGCTGAGTCGGCCAATCATCGGCTGCACCCGCTACAACAAAACGTGGATCTTTTACAGAACCACTGAAATGGGGCGCGGTGAACAAATCAGAGCTATTGATGTATCAACTCCTGGCGCACCGGTTGAGCATATACTTGCCGGGTTTAATGCTGGTTATATCGAGCTGACGATAAACACGGATATCCTCATGAGGGATAATAATGTGCTGATGCTTGCCACGCGTGGTGCCATAGGATTTGCGCAGCCGGACTACTCAAAATATATAGCGGAAACTGGTTATCTTATGCTGGCCGCTATGCCGTAATAGTCAGGATTCCGACCTGACCAACGCCTTACCCTCACATCACTACATACAGTGATCCCCGTGGGGGTAAGGCATGCGAATGAAGAATTTGCCGGATGTGGCGGCGGGAACGTCGTACATAACATCCACCGTGAGCGGCAGCTACTGGTTGCTGCAACTTCTCGATAAGGTAAGCCCGAGCCAGTGGGCGGCTATCGGCGTACTGGCCAGTATTATTTTTGGGTTACTTACCTATCTCACCAATCTGTATTTCAAAATCAAAGACGACCGGCGGAAGGCACAGGACTATGAGCAACAAAGCTAAGTTCAGCGCCGCGATGCTGGCGCTTCTGGCCGCTGGTGCGTCAGCACCGGTGCTGTTTGACCAGTTTATTGGCGAGCGCGAAGGAAACACTCTGACGGCGGTTATCGATCCCGGTGGTATCTGGTCAATTTGCCGGGGGGTAACGCGCATCGATGGCCGCCCGGTAGCGAAGGGGATGAAGTTAACGCAGCGCCAGTGTGACCATTACAACGCTATCGAACGCGATAAGGCGCTGGCGTGGGTACAAAAGAATGTTCACGTTCCGCTAACTGAGCCGCAGAAAGTTGGTATCGCCAGCTTTTGCCCGTACAACATCGGGCCGGGGAAATGCTTTCCATCCACGTTTTATCGCAAGCTGAATGCCGGCGACCGCAAAGGGGCATGCGCGGAGATCCGGCGCTGGATATTCGACGGGGGCAGGGATTGCCGGTTAACGAAAGGGCAGGCCAACGGCTGTTACGGTCAGGTTGACCGCCGGGATCAGGAAAGTGCGCTGACGTGCTGGGGGCTGTACGAATGAATGGCAAAGCGAAATTGCTTATTGCGGGGGTATCGCTGGCGATGGCCGCAGGCATTTTCTATGCGGGGTATCTGAAAGGCTGGTACGCGCATACTGAGCACGTAAACAGCCAGGCGAAGACGAGGGAAAAGAAGCAGGAAAAGGCGGTAGCGACTGGCGAACAAAAGGCGGCGACGGCGAACGCTGAAGCCAAGGTAATTTACCGTACCGTTTATCGTGATGTGGTGAAATATGTCAACGACCCGAATCATACTAAGTGCCAGTTTGATCCTGCTGCTGTGCAGCTGCGCCAGCGAGCAATCGACGCGGCCAACAATATCCCCGGATTTGATGAACCCACCATGCAAACTAAGTAATGCAGGTGCTGATAGCGACGCGGATTTGCAGGCAGATACTCAGACAGCTGAGTGCGGGCAGGAGTTGCGAACCAACATTTACCGTTGGCAATCCTGGTACCGCGCGACTAAATAGAAAAATGAGTACATAAGTTAGTACATTGTTTAGTGCTTTGTTTTTGTATGTACATTAAAATCAGTTGATTACTGGTTGATGTTAGTAGTCGTGGAATAAAAATCCAGGCTGATTGGCGCTGTCTTGCATAATCGATTCGTTATCCATGGTGTAAGGCATTCCGTATGGTAAACGATTTGTAGAGCCATCAGAAGGGTAACGGTCAGATGCATCTACTGTCATGTCATATTTTCTTGCAATTTAGCCCTGATCTCTCAGGCGAACTTCCGTAAAAAGGACGGCGAATCTGTAAATCTTGAGGATATGTCGTTGAAAGGCCGTTTTTTATTTGCTGTAACTTTGCTCGCTTCGAGCGTTTCCTGCGCATTTGCTGCCGCTGATTTGCCCGTCACCGTGACGCCGCCATCGATCCAGGCCGGTTCCTGGGTGCTGATGGACTACACTACCGGTCAAATCCTGACCGCCGGTAATGAACATCAACAGCGTAACCCCGCCAGCCTGACCAAACTGATGACCGGTTACGTTGTCGACCGCGCCATCGACAGCCATCGCATTACCTTTGATGATATGGTCACCGTCGGTAAGGATGCCTGGGCCAAGGGCAATCCGGTGTTTAACGGTTCTTCGCTGATGTTCCTTAAAGCGGGCGATCGGGTTAGCGTTCGCGATCTTAGCCGCGGGCTGATCGTCGATTCCGGTAATGACGCCTGCGTCGCGCTCGCTGACTATGTCGCCGGCGGCCAACCGCAATTTGTCGCGTTGATGAATAGCTACGTTGAAAAATTGCATTTGAAAGACACCCATTTTGAAACCGTCCACGGACTCGACGCGTCTGGCCAGCATAGCTCAGCCTATGATTTAGCGGTGTTGTCGCGGGCGATTATTCACGGCGAGCCGGATGTCTATCACATGTATAGCGAAAAAAGCCTGACGTGGAATGGTATCACCCAGCAGAACCGTAACGGTTTGCTGTGGGACAAAACCATGAATGTCGATGGCCTGAAAACCGGCCATACCTCAGGAGCGGGCTTCAATCTTATTGCCTCGGCGGTCGATGGCCAGCGCCGTTTGATTGCCGTGGTGATGGGGGCCGATAGTCCAAAAGGGCGAGAAGAGCAGGCGGCTAAGCTGCTGCACTGGGGTCAACAGAACTTTGACACCGTTCAGGTGCTGCAAAAAGGTAAGCAGGTTGGCGTCGAACATATCTGGTATGGCGACAAAGAGCAGATCAAGCTCGGCACCGATCAGGACTTCTGGCTCGCGATCCCGAAATCAGAAGTTCCACGTATCAAAGCAAAATACGTGCTGGATACCAAGGATCTGGAAGCGCCGATCGCCGCTAACCAACGCGTGGGCGAAATCTCGCTTTACGATGGCGACAAAGTGGTCGGGCATTGGCCGCTGGTGACCCTGGAAAGCGTCGGCAAGGGTGGGATGTTTTCCCGTCTGAGCGATTATCTGCATCACGGCATTTAA